CAGAAGTAGAACGTATCGCTATAAATAAACTTGTCACAGCAATGGAGCTTGAAAACAAAGCTCGAGAACGTAAAAACCTCCTTATTACACGGGAAGTTGCTAATCAACGTCGAGTAGTTGCAACAGCGAACGCGGGCTTTGGCGTTCAAGGCCCGGCTATGCCCAGCTATATGCAAGGTCCGGCTGTTCCTCCCGGCGGCATACCTAGCAGATCCGGTGGCGGCGGTCGCAGTGCAGGTGGCGGCAGATCGAATGTAGGCGGAGCTATTAGTAGTGCTTTGATCGGTGGTGGTTTCCCGCTGCTGTTCGGGCAAGGACCCGCCGCTGCTGCCGGCGGCGCGTTAGGCGGCGTAGCCGGCGGTTTACTTGGCGGCGGCTTCGGCTTCGCTCTTTCGATTGTTGGCACTGCTATTGGAGACGCTATTACCAAAGCGGAAGATTTTAGTAGAGCACTAATTTCAGTTAACAGCGGGTTGGCAGGTACCGGCAATAATGCAACTACAACTAGCTCCGATATTTCCCGCCTAGCTTCTCAACTAGGTACAGCAAAAGACGAAGCACTGCAGCTAGTAAGTGCCTTTTCTGAGTTTGATTCTGCTGGTACACGTGAAGCACTTGCATTAAGTTTTGGCGCTGTAGGGCAAAAGGAGGCTTTCGACGCTTTAGCGGCTGCCGTAGATAACAAGTCTACTTTAGAAGCTATTATAAAATTACGCAGCATTATTCAGGATAAACAAGCAAAAGAAGCCTTAAAACAACTAGAGGTAAACGGTGCTGCAGCTGCAAATATTTTTCTACAGCAACGCTTACTGGATTTACAAGAGCAAAAACTTGTTAAAATTGCAAAAGAAGTTGGTTTTATGGATCGACTTCTTGCCGCTGCTGCTTCGCTCGGAGCAGGACAGCTTATAGATCCAAGCATATTCGGGGAAGAACGAGCCACTGAAGTGCGTAGCGGTGCCGCAGAGCGTAAAAAAGCTCAGCAGCAAGCTCTAGAAGACACAAAGAAGTTCTTGTCTGAAACTGCACGGCTAAACAAAAAATTTACTCTTGAAACACGTAAAGGAGCAAAACCCCCTGAGGATCGTACAGCTCAGCTACGTGAAGAATTTATCGCGATTGTAGCCATAGGCCAAGCTGAAGACAGAATACGCGACCTACTTTTTGACGGAAGAGAACTACTTGCGGCTGAAATCGAACTGCAGAAACAAATTGCAGCCATCGAGCGAGATCGTAACAAAGCTCTCATAAGCGCCAACTACGAAAGCGAGCGCGTAGTAATTACTAAAATTGCCGAAGCTCGTATTGTAGATGCCCAATTAAAACAACAAGATAAAATACGCGAAATTAACCAGAAGCGGTTTGAGCAAGAACTACAAATACAAGAAGCAGTACGCAGTTCGGTACAAGCATTTACCGATATGCGTACAGAACAAGAACTACAAGTTCAGTATTCTAAAACTTATTACAGACTTTTAGCGGAAGGTGTACTTCCTGCTGAAGCAGAGCGTATAGCAAATTTTGAAAAAACAGTTGCAGCGCAGCTTAAAGCGGTTGACACGCAACTTTTGATTACAAACGCAGCAATTATAGAAGCCAAGGCCCGAGGTGCAAACACTGTTGAACTGCAAAAAGAACTCGATTTACTGGAGCAAAAACGGAAAGCTATAGAAGGTGAAGCCCGAACGGGTCCAGGGTTGGCTGCACCAGAAGCTACACCAGCAGAAAAAATTACAGAAAAAATTGGCAAGCTCAAAGAAGAGATTGCCGCACTAACCAACATTGGCAACATCGCCATCACCGTAGCCGATGGCATTGGGGCTGCCTTTGCCAATGCGTTTACCGGGTTGATTTCCGGCAGCATGACCGCCAAAGAAGCGTTGGGCAGCTTCTTCAAGTCGGTTGCTGATATGTTCCTTGAGATGGCAGCGCAGATCATCGCCAAGCAAATGACGATGATCATCCTGCAAACCATCCTTAAGGCGCTAGGTGCGGTTGGCGGCGGTGGGGCCGCCCCTGAGACCACTTATGTTCAAGCAGCCCAGGGCGCCAGCTTCAGTAACGGCGTAGCCAAATTTGCCAACGGAGGCGCCTTCACCAACTCCGTCGTCAGCTCGCCGACTATGTTTAAGTTCGCCGATGGCGGCGCCATGCGCACCGGCCTGATGGGCGAGGCCGGACCCGAGGCGATCATGCCGCTCAAGCGTGGCGCTGATGGCAGTCTCGGCGTCCAAGCCAACGGACTGCGTGATGCAATGAACCAGGACCGCGCTGCCGGCGGTGGTACACCAGTACTCAACATGAGCTTCCAATCCACCAACATCAACGGAGTTGAATACGTCAGCCGCGACCAACTGGAGCAAGCAATGGCACAAACCCGCCGTGACGCCTCCCGCGATGGCGCCAAACGTGGCATGAGCATGACCTTAGATAAACTGCAGCAAAGCCCCTCAACACGGCGTAGGGTTGGAATCTAATGGCTGACTTCCCTGCACTAAAACCAACAGCCCGCAGCTTTCAGCTTGGGCAGTATCCGGTGAAGTCATACCGCGCCATGTCCGGTGCTACGGTGCGCCGCAGCTTTGGCAACAAGCCATACGGTTACACCTTGGACTTGGAGTTTGCCAATGTGCCCGAGGCAACCGTCAACACCATCTGCGATCACTACAACGGTCAAGGCGGCGGCACCTTGGGCTTCACGGTGCCGGCAGAAGTATTTGTTGGTTACAGCAGCACCTTGCAGGGCAAGGTACGCACGCCTGCTGGCATCGAATGGTTGTACGTCGAGCCGCCCAGCATCAGAAGCGAACTGCGGGATCGCAGCAGCATTTCAGTGAAGCTGGTGGGTGAAATTCGATGACTGAAATCCGCATCGCGCAGTATTTTGATCTGCTTGATGCCAGCGGCATTCGCCACCGCTACCAGAACTATTTCGTCCAAGAAGCCAAGGCGATTGCGGGCGTCCGCTATGAGTTTGCACCATTCCGCGCTGATGGCAGCACCGCCAACCTCAATGGCGATAACTCGGTCATCCGCGTATTGTTTCCCAACCTGGAGTTCGCCATCCGGTTGGTTGAGAACGGTGACGGCAACCGCCTCAGCCAGTTGACGTTGACCACGCAATGGCTTAACGCCGCCAATGCAGTGGTGCGAAGCTATGAAGAACGGTACGTCGGGATTGGCGCTAGCTATTCCGAGACTACAATCGAGTTACGGTATCGCACCGCCATGGATTCCGTTGGTGCGACATTCCCAGCTCGTACCCTTACCCGCAGCCTTGTTGGCCCCCTGCCGCTCAATGCACAGCTCGTCCTTCAATGATCTAATCGGTCTGTCGTATTCATGGGGTGCTGCCCCGTGGAGCGGCAAAACCGATTGCTTCCAGCTTGCCTGCGAAGTTCACAAACGCTTGGGTTTTGCGGACTATACCGAGCGGTTTGAGTGGGTGTATGAGCTGTACGACGAGCAAACGTTTCCGCGTGGCTTGCTGGTGCGGTGGATGCTGCAAAACGGTACGCGTTTGCAGGCAGCGACGCCTGGTGCAGTGGCCTTGTTGCCAACAGCAGTAGGGTCAGCCTTGGGTACAATTCTAGAAGATGGGGCGATGTTTTTAGCCCCGAATAATACGGTTGTCAAAGCACCGCTGCCTAGCGGCGTGGGGCATTATTTCTGGATGAACCAATGACACGCAAGCTGCTGCCTTACGAGTACGAACTGATTGACGTGCTTGGCGTCAGCAAGGAAGAGTACCTTGACTTTGTAGCGCAGCAGCATATTTACAAAGATATAAAAGAAGGCACACAGCTAGATATCCGCAACGACCCTATTACGCAGGCAATCGTTCTTGCGATTGTAGGTATTTTATTCCAAGTTGCCTCGATTTTGCTTGCCCCTAAGCTTAGGCTGCCGCAACAACAACAACAACAAACCGGCGCCGAGCAAACACGCGATCAAACGTTATCACCACGCCTTGGCTTTAACGGCAGCCAGGAGCTAGCCAAGTACGGCGACATCGTGCCGCTTGTTTACACCAACACCAGCCAAAACCCAAGCGGCGGCGTGCGCTTGTCCACACTGCTGCTGTGGTCGGCAATTCTGAGTTTCGGTAACAATCAATTCATGCGCCTAATGATGACGCTTGGCGCATCCAACATCGCGCAAATTGATCCAGAGCGCACAGCCCTCGGCCAGTTTCCGGCCAAAGATTTAATTTTCAATAACGTCTGGCAGTACTACAACGCAGATGGCGCCACACGTTACAACAACTTAATCAGAGGCGATGGCGGCGACCCCACCCGCACGATTGACAATGACACCACTGCAAAACTTAACGGGCTGCCTGGCGCATTTGAAGGTTTCAGTCAAGCTTTTTCGCCAACAACCGCTGATTCGGTAGGCGTAACAGGCTTCATCCCAATTAATGTAGACGTACTAACACTAAATTCACAAGGCAATTACGATAGACGCCGAGTTGATACATATTTTTCATCTCAAAACGGTAATTACTGGCCTAATAATAGTTCGCGCCCTTCCGTGCCAGTAGGCAACAGATGGACCTTGATCATACCTAACACTGCAGGCAACTTGCCTTCAAGCGATACACCAGGCATTGCTCGCCATGATGCGCTGCGCGCCTCGGCGTCCATGATTGACAACGGCGCAATTTTCAAGGCTGGTTCAGCATTGTTTCGTGTAGTCACTGTCAGCTATAGCGGCAGCGCAAACGGCATTGAAGAAGGCAATTTAGTGGCAACTTTGGAATGCATCCGCTCAGGGTTGCTGCCGCGTGCGCGTTATGACTCCAATCACTGGCAACAACCTGGCGAGCAAATCAATGCACTGAGAAACCAAATCAACGCAAACAATGCGCAAATAGGATCGCTACAGCAAGCCAACGCGAACGATCAAATTGCTTTGTCGCGTGGTTACGTTACTTATCAATGGAAAGGTTCAAGGAGAAGATTCTTTACGCAACAAGAAAAAAACTCTCGGCAAAACACTATTAATACCCGCAATAACCAAATTGCTGCCCTTCACAATAGTAACAATCAGCTTCAGGCCCATATAAACGCCAATCAGTCAGAGGCTGGCGTAGAAGCCTTACACGTCAAAGGCTTGGCGCGTGTTGATGAGGCTGCCTATTCAAGCGTCACTAAATGCAATGTCTTGGATTTGGCGTTGCGTTACCAAGTGTTCAGGAAGCTTAGCGGCAGGTCCAATGTTTACGGCAGCAATCAAGTTAACTACGGCCACAGCGCTTCCGACAATGGCAGCAAGGCGCGCACGGCAATGTTTGCCATCTGGTATCGCTTCGATGGCACGGGCGGCTACAGCCGTCTGCCTTACATCTTCTGCGCACGCGGCTTCAACGAGCAAAACGTTTTCACCTACATCAAGCTAATTACACGCAACGCCGGACCCCGCTTTATGGAGGTCAAGTTAGAAGCTGTGGTTGATAGCTTTATCGAAATACGCACCTTCCACACACGCGGATACTGCTACCTGAACACAACCGCACCACTGGTAACCCTCGGGTCAAATTTGACCGAAAATCCTGACCTTGAGGTGTACTTCAACGGCTCCATCTACCTAGATAACAACCGTGGTGACTACCCGCCGTTTAATAAGTCACCCATCAACACAACAGAGTTTGACCTGTTCAACTACGACGCCTTTAGCCAGACCTCTTTCTCGTTTGATGGCGCAACCGAAGTTCAGATCACTGCCGTCAGCGAGCAGTTAATTGAATCATGGACCACCTACAGCCCTAATCTTTATCGAGGCTTGTCTAACCTTGCTTTGCATGTTGTATCGGGCTCTGGCACGCAAGACCTGCGCAGCGTCAGTGTGTACATCAACGAAGGCAAGCGTCTGCGTCCGATCTCTACCGCCGCCAATACATACGGCAATGAAGCCACTGGAGCACCCAGCGACGCCGCTATTAGCGCTTTAGCCGCGACCACACCCACAGCGTCCAGCTCTTTTGCGCCGGACATTTTCCTCGATACCATCTTAGACGGCGAAAACGGCATCGGCAAATACGCCAGCCTGCACTCAGTTGATGTAATGCAACTGGCGCAAAGCAAGCGCTTCTGTCAACGCAACCGTTTGTTTATGGATGGTGTCATTGCAGAAGGCAGACCCTGGCGTGAATTTTGGGCGCAAGTCGGGCCGTTGTCGCTGCTGGAGCTTGGCAAGATTGGCGGCAAGGAAACGCTTGTTCCTGCCGTGCCCTACGACAAGGCCACTGGAGCAATCACCCGCGCTGTTTCAATCAGCGCCTTGTTCAACCAAGGCAACATCCTAGAAGGCAGCTACAAAGAAGAGTTCATTGATTACGGCGCCAATGTGCAAGATGTGATCGTGACGGTGATGTACCGCGATGTGGAGCGCAACGGTATCTTCCCGCGCAATAACAGCGTCGAGATCCGGCGCACTGATACGCAAGAAGCCAACGCCATCCGCGAAACCACGGACGCCTCGCAATTCATCACGACTCGCGCTCAGGCTATTTTGCTGGGCAAGTTTCTGTGTAATATCCGCCGCTATAACCGGCGCGCCATCGAGTTCCAGACATTTCCGACCGATAGCTTCATCATGCCGGGCAGTTTCGTCTACGTCGAAACCAGCAACAACCAATGGGACGGCATCTATACAGGTCGCGTTGAAGCCGGTGGTGCGTTGAACTTGCCCATCGCCAGCACGGTCCCCAATGGCACTTACAACGTGCTGACCTACGGCAGTACTGACGGTACGCGGTCTTTTTCAGGTATCACCGTCAGCAACAACACCGCCTCTGCTTTGGCCAGCGTTGCAGGTCAGTTGTTTGTGCTCGGCACCTCAGTCCGCAGCAAACGGGTGTTTCGTATTACAGAAGTAACGATGGAAGAGGAAGGCGAAACCACCGTCCGTGCTGTGGAGCACCCATGTGACGCCAGCGGCAACTCTCTTATTGCTGAAGGTCTTACCGTAACAAACAGCGGACTGTTTACCGTTGACGGTACTGCGGGCTAGACTACAAAACAAATGCTTAGGGCTGGGCGATGGCTTTTTACACCGGACGTAGCGGCAAACTGTTTTTGACGGGTGTGCTGACCTCGGCACCCACGCCAACGAACGCGCAGTCGGTATTAAAAATCCGCGACTGGTCCATTGACACCAGCCTGGAGCTACTAGAAACCACCACCATCGACACGGCTGTTAAAAGCTACACGCCTGGCATGGTTAGCTCAACTGGTTCAGCTACGGTGATGTACTACAGAACTGAAGCTGGTGACGTAGGTGTGCAGTTTAATACGTTGCTTAACAAAGTAATGAAGAGCACGACTGCGGGCGTCAGCGAATCAGACCGTGTTGGTATGATTCTTCGTGCCGGCAGCCAGCCCGGCGCTGGCGTTGACATCAAAGATGACATCGCCTTTAATGCCTACATCACCAACGCAAGTATCACGGTGGGCACCGGCGAACTCACCAGCGTGGCACTGCAGTTTACGGTAGACGGGCCATTTATTGAACTCGTTGACGCATGACCTATTTTCTCGGTAATGTCGGCAATGTGCGACTGCGCCGTGACAATGCGGTTACGCTGTCGGCAGTTGTTAAAAATGCTGACATTGTTACAACATTAAATCGCGTAGGTGTTGAAGGAGCTACCGATAATTTGCTTACAGGCGATAAAGTTACAATATCGACAACCGACAGTCGTGGACTGGTTTTTCTACCCACCGCAAACTGGACCGATGGCGAAGGTGTCAGTCATGCCAGCTTCAATGCGTTCATCCATGTAAACGCTGCCGGCGGCCTTCGTTTCTTTCCCTCATTTCAAGCGGCTGTCAATAATGTACGGTCACAGGAATACACAATTCAAACGTTTTCAGTTGACCCATCAACACCACTACCTGTCCAAATTGAAGTAAGAGACCTGTCGGGCAATGTTCTAGGCGATGTAACCAGTTACACATTTAACACAGACCGCGAAGGACTCGACATAACAACATTAAGCGATAAATTTAAGCGCATGTATTCAGCGGGGCTTATAAGCGGTTCCGGCTCTATTGACTGCCTGTTTAACAACACCACATCGGGCGTAAAAGAAACACCACTGCTGATGCTGCAACTTATAAATCGCGTTGACATTGGTAGCGAATTTGACCTGCTGCTGTCTATTACAAGTTCCGACAACGATCCGAGTGCAGCGGATATTTTTTACGAGTTCAGCGCAATGGTGACTCGTTCAGGACTGGAGGTGACAGCCACTGACATTATTTCGTGTAGCATTGATTTTGTGACTACCGGCGAAATTAAATTGCTGATAGGCCAGCCATCCGGCTATGTGCTGAAAGAAGACGACGACCGCATCGCCCTAAACCAAAACAGCCTTGCCTTCCTCTTAACCGAGGTTGAGGACTAAACTGTACCAAAGGAGCTTGTAAACCGTGGCCGACCAACGCATTACGCAGCTCACAAAGCTGGCACAAGCCGACGTTGCGGCCAACGACGTACTGGCCATCGTTGACGTTGGCTCCAGCATCACCAAGAAGGTTGAAGCCAAAGACCTGTTTCAAGCTGGGGCAAACCTAGCTGGTGTCAGCAGCATCGACCTCGCCAAGCTCAATCAAGCTAGCACCACAAAGCTAGGCACCACGGCATTAGCTGACGATGCTGTCACTGCAGCCAAGTTGGCTGACGATAGCAGCATTGTTTTTGACTCCGTAACGCCTACCACCAATAATTTTGAAGGGCGCGGCTACGTCAATAGCAGCACAAATCACCTACAGGTGTGGAACGGCAGCGCGTTCGTGCAGGTAAAAGCACCGACCGCCGGCATCGACGACTTAGCTATTACCACAGGAAAGCTAGCTGACAATGCCGTCACGACCGCCAAGGTAGATGCTGCTGGACTGGCAGCCGCAGCACTGGCGACTGATTCTGTAATCACCGCCAAAATCCAAGATCTTGCCGTTACTACTGGCAAACTTGCGGCGCTGTCCGTCACTACGGCCAAGATTGCCGCTGATGCCGTCACAGCAGACGAACTAGCTGCCGATGCAGTCGTCACCGCATCCATCGTTGACGCTGCTGTAACTGAAGCCAAATTAGCAACCGGCGCCGTCACCGAAACCAAGATCGGCACTGCTGCCGTAACCGTTACCAAGGTTGCTGATGGCTCGCTGACCTATGCCAAACTCAACCTCTCTGATGGCAGCGTCCCTGGCGCCAAGTTAACCAGCGCATCGGTAACAACCACTCAGATTGCAACGGATGCAATTAATACCAGTCAAATTGCAGATGACGCTGTAACTACAGCAAAGATTGCAGATGACGCAATTACAGCAGATCAATTAGCCACTAACTCTGTCACCGCAGACGCCATCGCTGCAGACGCTGTTGGCGCAAGTGAACTAGCCGATGATGCGGTTGATACTGCTGCAATCGTCAATGTTGCCGTAACTGAAGCAAAACTAGCAACTGGCGCAGTCACGGAAGCCAAGTTAGGCACTGCCGCCGTCACAGTCACCAAGATTGCCGACACCAGCATCACCTACGCCAAGCTCAACTTGGCTGATGGTTCCGTGCCGGGCGCCAAGCTGACTGATGCCACCGTCACCAGCGCCAAGCTCGCCAGTGATGCAGTCACCACCGGCTCTATCACTGATCTCAATGTCACCACTGGCAAGTTGGCCGATGGTGCCGTCACGGCTGCCAAAATCACTGATGCCACCATCACCACTGCCAAGATCGCAGCAGGTGGTCTTGCTGAAGCTGCGATTGCCGCCAATGCAATTACCACCGGCAAAATCCTTGATGACGCCGTAACAGCCGCCAAGCTGGCCGATGACAGCACAACGGTTGTCAACGCCGGCACTCCAGTCGGCAGTGGCGCCTACGAAGGTCAGCTTTGGTTTGACACCAATACTGCCATTCAATATGTATGGAACGGTGCCGCTTGGATTCGCCAAGCAGCCATCAACACGATCACCTTTAGCGACACTACACCTCTTAATTTCTCAGTCGCCTATCCCGATAACCATTCGGCTGTAATCACAACAACGCTTGACACGCAAGTAGCTAACCGTGCATTGCTTGGCCCGCTAACTGGCGCTGATGCTGCACCAACATTCCGCGACATCGAGCCCGGTGACCTCCCCAACGCAACGGCCTCCACCAAGGGCATTATCGAGCCCGGCACAGGTCTGTCAGTTACTGCCGGCGTCTTAAATCACACCAATACCGTCACGCCTGGTGTGTACACCCGCGTTACGGTTGATGCAGAAGGCCACATCAGCGTAGGCGAGCTGCTGGAAGCTGCCGACATTCCTTCGCTGAATGCCTCCAAGATTACAGCAGGCGAGCTGCCCACTGACCGACTGGCTGATGCGGCCATCACCATCGACAAACTGGCTGACTATTCGACTTCTTCGATTGGCGAAACATTTCCCATTGCTACCTTTATTGGTCAGCTCCACCTAAACCCACTGGACCGTGCGTTCTACATGTGGGACGGCAACGTTTATGTGCCGATTGGTATTTCCGCCGGTCAGATCCTCTTGGCTGGTACGTTTGACGCCAGCACTCCTGCAGGCGTTGGGTCCGTTCAAAGCGTCACGCCCGATGGTGCAGCAGCAGGTTTTGTTGTAGGCGACCCGCTGCCTGTCTCAACACTGACCAATAACAAATACTATTTTGTTGTCAGCGAAGGCGGCACGATTACCAGCGGCAATGCGCCTAACGTGACGCTAGCGCCGCCTGACTTGTGCTTATCTGTTTTCAGCGATACCAACCCGCAATGGGTGGAGATTGACGTATCGTCTGGCGCTGGTTCTATTGCAGCATCACAAGTAAGTTTTAACCCTGCGGCAAGTATTGGTGCTACTAATGTCCAGACAGCTCTTGAAGAAGTCAGCACCGAATGCCGTAATGCCGACAACATTACTAGCGGCACGCTTGCCGTAGCGCGTGGTGGCACAGGACTCGCCTCCTATGCCAAGGGCAACATCCTTGCTGCTAGTGCTGCTACCACACTTAACGCGCTAACTGTTGGCACCAACGGCCAGGTGCTGCGTGCCAATAGCGCCACTGCTACGGGCTTGGAATGGAGCAACGACTTCGTTGGCACCGTCACTGACGTCACTAGCAGCACTGGCGCACTAACCATTGCCACCAGTACAACCACTCCGGCGCTAACCATTCGCGCTGCTACTACCAGCGTTGATGGCATCGTCCAGCTCAGCGACAGCACGAGCACAACTAGCAGCGTGCTAGCTGCAACACCAACGGCAGTAAAAAGCGCCTACGACCTAGCTGCATTGGCATTACCCGCAGCAGGCGGCACCGTAACAGGCCAAATCCTTATCGACACCACCGGCTCGTTGGTGTTTGAAGGTGCCACTGCTGATGGCTTTGAAACCACGCTGACCGTTGCAGATCCAACGGCTGCTCAAAGCATTACGCTACCTAATGCCACTGGTACGGTAGCCTTGACATCTGATCTAAACGACGGTACTTATTGATCATGATCTACCCAGCCAGCTACGACATTACAATTCTGCAAAACGCTACATGGCGCGGAGTATTTCGTGCAACGCAGAATCGTCAAGCAATCACAAGCATTACTATCGCTACAGGCACCCCAACATTTGCAGTACCTTGCCACAAATTAAGCGCCGGCAACAAGGTGGTAATTACAGGCGGCACTACGATTCCATGTGGTCTTGATCTAAATGTTATTTATTACGTCATTAGCACTGGGCTGACTGCAGACCAGTTTCAGATTAGCGCCACAGATGGTGGTAGTAGCATTAGCGTTTCAGGCGCTGCTGTCGGCAACTTTTTTGTTGCATCGCCGCTTGACCTGACCACCTATACGGTTGATGCGGACATTACGGGTTTAACTGTATCTACGCAAATTGCAACATTCACACCATCTATTACAGACGCAACCAATGGCGCATTTACGTTGACGCTTTCACCAGCGGTGACTATAGCGATTGAGGAAGGACGTTATGCGTATGACGTGTCGTTAACCGCTGGATCTGGGGACCGCTACTACTGGTTGACTGGTGTTGCCACAGTGCAACGCACATTCTCGCGGAACTGAATCATGTCAGAGGTGCAAATCGCGGTTATTGATCAGCAGCCTGTTCAAGTTGCTGTTATTGATGATGTTAATCTGCAGCTTGCGTTGGCCGCCCCGACGCAAACCACTAATATCGCCGTTGCATTTCCCGGTGTTCAAGGCCCCGTTGGAGTTGGTTTTCCTGCTGCTGGGGGTACTGTTAACCAACTGCTGGTTAAGCAAAGCAGTGCCGACTATGACGCCATTTGGAGCAGCACGCTTAATGTAAGCAGCTTGACAATTGAAGACGGGACTTTTTGAGCTAGACTCACCGTATAACTTCCGGCCCTTCGGGGTGTTAAGGAATGGCTCTCCAGCATCTGCGTTCATCTACTGCTAACAAGCGCCCAACACCTGGCGCGATGTCGGATGGGCAGCTTGCCCTTAACACCAATCTTGTGTCACCGGGCTTGTTCTTCAAGGACAGCAATGGTGACTTGGTAAAAATTGGCCCCGTTCACGTTGGCACCACGGCACCAAACGTAACGCCTGGTGCTGGCGGCCAAGCGGGCAACAGTAAAGGCGAGCAGTGGCTTGATACTACTGGAGGCGTGTATGTCTTCAAGATTTACG